GAACACGGCTTCCGAAAGGCTGAATGCCAGCATCTACTGCTGGGAAAGCCTCCGCCATTGCGTCCTCATAAGTCATTGTCAAAGTTTTTCTCCTCGTCTAAAAGTTTCAACAGTACGTTGATTGCCGACTCATAACCGGCAACCATTCCAACGCGATACCCGTACTCGAAAGTATCGCGAGTCTGAGGACGCTTCAAAGCTTCAACAGCAAATGACTGCTGCTCTGACTTGAGGCGATTCAAAAGTTGTGACTCAATGTTCATGCAGGCGTCTTAGGCGTTGCCGGGGCTGCTGGCAATGTTTGGCCATTTAGCTTTTCGCCTGCCGCAAGACGGTGTTTTTGTTTTACAAATGCACCTGTCATTGGGACTGTGCCTGTTTTTGGTGTATCGCTCATAACTATCTCCTTAAGGGTTTGGGTTAATGCCTGTGCCTGTGCTATACGCAACTTTTTCGCCTGTTGCCATTTCAGCAGCAGCTAGAAGTTTTGCCGTATCGTTGTCAGCCGTGTTCATACGCTCTCTGGTTTCTAACTCAGCAGCCGTGCGTTCATTCTCGGCTTGTTGTTTAAGTTGCTCAGCTTGTGTACGCTGTCCAAGCTCTTGCTGTTGTGCTTGCAGTTTAGCCGCTTCAAGTTGTTGCTGCGACTGCATCTTTTGCTGCTCAATCTGCAATTTAGCTTGATCAACCTGCATACGTTGCTGCATTGCTTGACCTTGGACTTGTGCATTGAGCTGCGCAACTTCCATAGTCTTATCAGGCGGCATTGGTGGTTGAGGTTTAAACTGCTGAGCGGCTTCATCAATTTGTGCAAGCTCTTGAGCAAAGCTTCCTAACTGGTTCTCAATAAATTTCTGCACTTCTAAGATAATTTTGACCTGGTCTTCTGCTTCTTCAGGGATTAATTTCTCTTGTTGTGCTTTGTCAACAGCATTATGCGCTTCGACTAAGTAGTAATTAAGCAAGTGATCACGCAAATGATTAGCCATCGGGTACAAATACGTTTTTACGATGGCAGGGTTCGAGCCAAACAAAGGAGACTTCAAGAAAGGAATGTGCGTCATCAAGTGTGCCATGTGGTCTTGCGATGGCAACACGTAAAGAGGTCTGCCCATTGCAGCAGCAACGTTCTCTGACACAGGGTCCATGTCTTCGCTGCCAGGCAAAGGCTGCAATACCTCATTTGCAGGCACTTTCATGTTGCGAAGGAACATCTCTTCTACTTTACGCGCATCGTACATCTGCGGCATTGCGGTTGCACGCTGCATGATGGCTTGAGTTTGCGCAAAACGCTGAGTTTCACTAAAGATTGCAGGGTCGCTGACAGGGATAATGTCCATCGGGCCATCAAAGTCTGATGGATCAATCTCCAAACCTTGTGACTGAGCTTCAATATCCTCGATTGTCAAGTAAGCACTATTGATGCGGTGCAAAATCTTGAAGCAACGAGCCATTGAGCCGTGCAAGCGGCTATGAATCGAGCTAAATACCACCATGCCTTGCTCAATAAGAGCCATGGTTGTACCAACAGGCTGATTAGGATTCTGGTCAGACAGCTTTTCAAACGATGTTTGCACAACCCCCTTGCCTGCATCGACCAAAAAGCCTAAAAGTTGGAACAACGTAGGGCTTGGGCCGTTGAATGGCAGAGGCATGGCAAGTTTGCGTACATCATCGATCAATGCGCCGCCTTCCATCTCAACTACTTCAGTCGGTTGCACGTTTAAGGTCTGGCCGCCAGGGCCGCCTTTAAGTTTTAGCAGCGTAGGCACGTTTTGGATGTGCGCAGAATCTAGCAAAGCACGTAATGCTCCTGTAGCTGCACCGCTTAAGCCGCCAATCATGTGGGTTAGGCCGATTGGGTAAGCACCACGCCATGGCACAAACGGAAACTCTACAATCCAGTCAAGCTCAAGCTGGCGCTCGTCATCAGGTTCCCAGTTACGGTACAAACCTAAACCTTTATCAGTTGACTTGTCAATGCTTAGGATGTATGGCTCAGGCCCATCGCCAAAGTCAAGGTACGTATAGACTTCGTAGATAGTACGCAGACCATCTTCGTTGTAGCTTAAGTCTTTACGGCCTTCAATCTTATCGTTAGCTTGGGTTGATTTGCTGAACTCTGGGTCATCAGGCACTCCTAAGTCAACGTCAAGATACATGCCTGACTTAACGCGCCTGCTGTACTCAAACTTAGTGATGTATTGAACGTGCGTCTTGCGCTCAGCTGTGTAAAAGTTAGTTGCTGCAAATGGCAAGTAAACGTCATCGATTGCAATGAACTCTGAGTTAGGCCGTCTATGCAATGGGTTCCACATGAACTTCATGTATTGACCGCCGCCAAGTGGCAGCTGCGTGCTAAGCTGTTCTAACTCACCACGAAACTCAACCATCTGTTGAGTCGTTTGCCAGTTCATGAACTCAGCTTTACGCTCTGCCTTCTGGATTTTAGACTTGTCACGCTCGCCTAAGATCTTGCTCTTGACAGGACCGTTAGGTGGGAACACTTCTTTCATGAAGCGTGCAGAGAAGTCTACGCAAGCTTCAACAAGCATTGGGTGCACGACCTTGTTTGCACCTGTAAACTGAGCACCTCCTGGTGCATCATCACCTAAGCCAGTGCGACGCAAACCTTCTTCGTATTGCTTGTCACGCTTCTCGCGTGCTTCTTTGTCATTGCCAATCTTTTCCATCAAGTCATTGATGGCAGTTTTCAGCATGTCTTGATCTACTTCGTCGACAATGTTGGCAAAGTGTGCAAGCTTTGTGGCGTGGTCTATATCGTTCTTCTCACGAATGATTGCACCGCCATCTTCTGTGTCTTCAACTTCGTTGTCAACATCCTCTAGCTGTACGCTCTCGCCTTCAGGCAAATCGTCTTGTAATCTTTTGGTTGCCATTCTTTACCTCACATGTACTGGTTAGCGATTGCATCTACTTGGTCAGGATCATAGACTGACACGCTGCCGCCTTGTGCTTTTTTGACTTTAGGTTCTTTTAAACTTGGAACCTCGCCAGATATACCATAACGAACAACGGACGGATCTTTTATCAAAAGATTGTGCGACAGCAAATCTTCTTTAGTAATGTCCATGCCGTAAAGACGCGAGAGCTCATCGACAGAACCTGCTCCTGAGTCCATGATGTTTTTAAGCAAAATGCTCTTAACCTTAGGGTCTCGTAAAGCATCTCTAAACTCAGAGTTTAGCGTGTAATTTCCGCTTTTAGAAATACGACCTGTTTGAGGAAAATACTTGTCCCAGCGCAATCCGCCTGCATCTAAAATAACACTAGGTTTATCTTTTAATTGCAAAGGAACCATTACCGAGTTAGGAGTCGTGGCATAAGAGGCAGCAGTTAATGGGTTTGAGGCAGCCCAAGCATTAGCCCGACGCATGTTGATTTGGTCAGACAAAGCTCCTGAGGGACGCTCGGCTGCTACCAAAGATTTAATTTCAGACATTGGTTCGCGAGAACTAAGGTATTGCTTGGTCAGCTCATCAAAATCTTTGGGAGAATCTTCACCGCCTTTAACCATTGCGGCCATGCCTCGATAGAAACGAGTTGGAAGTTCTTTATCATCTTCCAACAAATATTTATTTTCATTTTTAAGAGCTCTTAATTTCAAAATTTGATCACGAGCTTCTTCTAAAGCAGCTTTGACAATACCGCCTTTACCCATACGTACTTCACCATCTTCAGCATAACCCATCGGCTCATCAAGGCTGTTCATGATCTCATCTATTTTGTCAGGGTCATAGACTGACACGCTACCGCCCCTTGCGTAACCGGGCGCGGTTTGCCCTTCACCTTTGAGGATGAAGTCTTTTGCCTCAGGGGTGAAGTTAATCTCGTAGTACGCGTCACCAATCTTATTAGAATCAACGCCGGGTATCTTGAGCAGGGGCTTGAGACCCTCCTTCACGATTTGCTGATCGTAAATAGGCGCGTAAGCCGAACTCTCTTTGAGTCGCACGCCGCCAATCGTCTTTGCGGTCGGGTAGTACACGGTGTCCGCGCCGTTCTCAAGTGCGTGCTGAATGGCGGCTTTGAACATCGTGCCGTGGGCTTGACGCAACGCGCCGCTCTGCACCTCACCCTTCTGTGCGTCGGACTGAATCTCTTCAATGATCATGCTGTTGGGCTTGGCGAATATTTTCTCATCGCTTGACAGTCTCGGTTGAATCAACTGCCGCGCATCGTCAGCTGCGTCAGCGGGGATGAACGTCCCGCGCACATGACCAATGAGACCTTCTTCACCCTCGTGGTCTGGGTAATGTTTGTACCCGCTCATCTGGTCAGGGTGCGACACGCCGATTTCAAAATATCCGGTGTCGGTGTCTTCTGGGTTCACGAGCAGACGTTGATACTCCCGGTACGCGTAACCCCCCGGCTCTAAACCGCTATAGCCGTAATCTTGCTCGCGCAGGGTTTTAAAGGTATTGTTGACTGCGTTCTGACGCTCCTCAGCGAATATGTCATCGAGCACATTCATGCGGTCAGGCGTTGTAGCTTCAACCCGAGTCAGGCTTCGTTGTAGGTCAGGGGTGAGTTGTTCAAACGGTAAATTGTTGTTATGGTATTCGTCTAACAGCGTCAAGTTTTCGCGGGTGGGTCTCGCCCCTATGTGTTCAAGCACACCCTCGTAAATGTTGAACCGATCCTCCATGACCATCTCTTCTGCTTGCTGCAATAAGTGCGCATCGGCGCTCTCAGCTGAGTTGGCGAGGTCTACTTTGTTGTACTGTGATGCCGGGATGTTCTGCTCGAACTCGACCTTGGTCATGCGGGTGTTAGGCTCAAGACCCTGATACCACTTAGCGAGGTCGTCAAACCCCTTTTGCGTCATACCGGGTTTGCCGCGCAACTGATTCAAAAAATTTTCAGGGGTCTGTGCCTCCGGTCCTTTCAAGATCTCAGCCCGAGCCATAGGCGTTAGGTTCAAGTTACCTTGCGGGGGCACAACGTACAGTGGCTTAGCCGCCTGTGGTACCATCCTGGCCAGTGGTCCGGTGTTGTCAAGAATGGCGCGGTTGAGTTCCTCGCCAACCACCCTAGCACCTTTGACTGCGCCCTTGCGTGCAACTTTGGCAAGCGACCCAACTACAGGCACAGCCTCAGCTACTGCCATTGCAGCTTCCGCAGTATCACCAGGTATCAAGGGAACGTTGGCCACGCCGTAATTAGTGATTGGGAAGCCATAGCTCTTACTCTCAATAGTTCTAGCAAGTGCAGGTATACCTAGAAACTCAGCTATACCTTGTGCTTGCTGCGTGCGCTGAGGTGCATAGCTTTGCTTAAGGAAATTGGCAATTGAGCCAAGAACTGGTTGTTGTGGCGTGGCTTGTACTGAATCGCCGTCAGCATAATTCGTTCTGACTGAACCGCCGTCTGCCCACTTGACCTTGTTAGCCCAGTACGCAGCACTGCTTGGGCCTTTAGCTATGTTAGCTGAGTGCCGTGCCTTAAATGATGCACGCTTTGCAGTCATACGGTCTGACTCACCTTCTTTAGGTTTGCCGGCAGTGCTAGCTCCTTGTTGACCAAAACGGATAATCTTCTCCTTGCCATCTACCTTGGTCTTCACAATGTGCGACTTGGTAGGGTGGCCAGGAGTGCGCTTAGGTTGATTAAGCTTTAGACT